ATATCGCATTCAAGACTGGAAATGTAGAAATGCAAAGTTATTTACAATCCAAAGGTGCTCAAAGAAAGAAGAAACACGATACAGGTGGTGGCGGTAAAGATGTGACCATTTATATTACAGATGAAGTCAAAAAACAAATAGCTTTGTTTATTGAAAAACGTGAAAGAGAAGAAGCTGCTATTAAAAAGATAGAAGAAGAACAAGCAGCAAAAGAACCAAAAAAGAAAGATGCTCCTGTAAAGAAGATTAACTGGAAGGACTTCTTGAAGTTAAAGAATATGCCGGTTGTAGAAAAGAAAGAAGAACAAAAGAAGGTTGAAGTTCCAAAGCCTGTAAAATCCATTGTCAAGAAGGTCGAAAAGGTTGATGTGGAAGTGAAATCAGGTAGATTACAATTGGATACAGAACAAGAAGGTTATATATTCTTTATGGATATTGTAGCTTATAGTAAAAAGACTACCGATGAACAAAAGAAAGCTTGTAAAGATTTGGGTACTTTGATTAAAGGTACAATGCAATACAAGACAGCTAATGCTCTTGAAAAGTTAATCATATTACCTACTGGCGATGGTATGGTAATGGGTTTCTTTACATATTTAGAAGACGCAATGAATTGTGCGGTTGCTATAGCTAAAGCAGTAAAAGATAGACCAGACTTACAAATGAGAATGGGTGTACATTGTGGATCTGTAATCCCAATGGAAGATATCAATGGCAATTTAAATATAAGTGGCGACGGCATCAATTATGCTCAAAGAGTAATGGATGCGGGTGAAAGTAATCATTTATTGGTTAGTTCCGCTGTAATGTTAAAATATGATAGACCCACATATGTATTAGTGAATGATTTAGGCGATGTAGTTGTAAAACACGGTGTGGTGATGCACTTGTATAGTTTACACGGTAGTGACTTTGGCAACAAATCATTTCCATCAAGCAGAGTAACAAAAGCAGAACCAACAATAAATAAACCAGTATGAGAGTAATGCCTTTGGTAAGACAATATCATCCAAGTATTGTTAACACAGATTTGGATGTATATAAGATAAAAGATAGAGTAATGGCCGCGCCTATAAATAATCATCCAGATCCATATCAGGTAATTGATAGACTTGGTATAAATCAAATTAACCCAACTAAGATAAAAACAGTGGTTTATAATTCCAAGGGTCTTTTTTACATAATATAAATCTTGACAGGTAGAGTTATATTGTTATAATGAAATAATGTCGGAGTATTTTAACCCCTCATTAATTTACCTCAAAAGCATCAATAAGAATGTTGCAAAAACTCTTATTGAAAAGAACCACTATACTCACAAGTGGTCACTTTGTACTGTAGCTTATGGAGTTTATTACAAAGAGTATGTCGAAAGTACTTTCTTTGGGGGTTTTAACGAACGCCTGATAGGTGTATTAGTATATGGAAATGCCGTGGGTAGAAATGCAAGTACCAGCATATCTTGTCTACTTACTAACAATAATGTGTTGGAATTAACACGGTTGTGGATTGCAGATGGTTATGGTAAAAATATAGAGAGTTATTGCATAGCTGAAAGTTTTAGACTATTAAACAGAGAATACCCACACATTAAATGTATTCTCAGTTATGCAGATAGTGAAGCTGGACACGCTGGAACAATATATCAAGCAACTGGATTTCTATATCAAGGAGACAACTATGTGGATATAGCAATAATGCCTAACTATAGTGTTAGTTTAATTGGTCCGAATCAATATGAGTGGATACATAGTAGAAGTGTATATGCTAGATGGAAAACACACAGTGTAGATAAATTAAAAGAACGTATTGGTAGAACATTTTGGCGTAAACGTGAAAGTGGTAAACATCGTTACGTCAAGTTTATTAGCAACAAGATAGAAAATAAGAAACTAGTTAAATCTCTAAAACATAAAGTTCTACCTTACCCCAAAGATACTTCGTTCAAAGAAGAAGTGCAAGAAATCATTGTAACATCTACCAACGAATTTTTCGAATAATTAATATTTTCTTTTATGTAATTTAATCGTGGTTAATGATACTCCATACTTCTCACTCAATTCGTTGTTGCTAAAACTACCACTCTTTAAATCATCAATAAATTCATTCTTTCTAAGCGCAAAATTTCTCTTTTGTTCACTAATCTTACGTTTCATATCATCACTCATAGCACCACGCTTTTTGCCTTTTAATCCATTGTCATAACTGTAATTAATATTACGATTAGCCAACTTGTCATTTCTCTCCTTATACTTAAGTGTGCCACTCTCAACGCCATACTTGTCAACAAACCACTCCAAAGTATAACGTCCTACAGCACGTTCACGTTGCCTTTCTTTAGCCTCATCACTATGCTTTTTACCGTGCATAGGATTTTTAGCTCCTAAATTAATATCAGACAATAATTGACGAGTTTCTTCTTTATCAGGATTATGTGTAAAATTATCGCCTCCACTTGTTGTTGGAGTAATATTATAACCTATATCACGCATATAGGGTTTAAACATATCTAAATAAAATTGTTCTCGTTTAAACAATTCACATTCTATTACATTTTCTAATATAATAAATTCAAAACTGTTTTCCCCGTAAAAATCCCAAGCGTGTTGTAATTTAGGATTTTTATGTTTATTCTTTTTTAAATCATTTTTATGTTCCCACCAACGACGATCAATATCTTTAGCAGAACCAATATAAAACTTGCCATTCTTAACATTTGTAATTTTGTATATACCACTTTTCATATAATATAAGTATATACAAGTTCTATGGTAATGTCAATTATTTTTTATTAGTGCAAGAAAAAACCCCAACTTTCGTTGGGGTTTTTGAATTATTTTATTTCTACTAAGTATTATACGGTATCGAGATCGCCGATAATAACTTTTCCATAGAACTCTGGGCGCACTACCTTCTTAGCGTAGCGGGTCATTACACCTCTACGTGGAGTGAAGTTCACTGGATCATAGACCAATGGAGTTTGGATTAGTGGGATATATGGAGCATATACAGCACCGGTTTCTAGGAAGTTGTTTCCACGGAAACCAACCAATACAACGTTATCGGTCATATATGGGTTCTTGTAAACTTGGAAGCGAGAAGCAAAGCTACCAACGCGGCTTACGCCCATTGCGAACTTAGCTTGATCACCATCAGTGTTTACTACATATCCTGGAATTGATTCCAAGATGGTTGCTACGTCTGGACTTACGACCAAGAAGTTAGCACCACCACGGAGGGTCAATTTTTGGATTGTGTTAGATACCTTTTGAATCTTGTTACCAAGAGTTTGGAACCAAGTGCTCTTTACGTAAGCAGTACGGTTTGGTGAGCTGTTTGCGTTACGTGTGAAGACTGCTTCACCAGTAGTTGCATTCAATCCCTTGCTGAATTCAACACCGATTTGGGCGGACCAAGCTTCGGTAGTTACGCCTTCAACGGCTTCGTTCAACATTTCTAGGATTTCTAGATCGATTTCCATAGATACATATTCACTCAATAGAGCAGTCAATTCTGCTTCTGCGTCGATAGAGTGATATGCGTTCAAGTCTTGAGCAAGTTCTGGGGTCCATACTGCTTTCAACTTACGTGTCTTAGCAACGATTGGTTCGCTGTTTAGTACCAAGTTAACTTCTGGGATACTGATATCGGTATCAATGCTTTGTGTAGCAACGTTACCTGAAGTACCAGAACCTTCACCTGCGGTCTTACCAGCTTCGAAGTCACCACGTAGGTTATCGGTAGGTTGTAGGCTATAGATCAACTTAACTTTGGTTGATGGTCCAGCGAATGCACTGTTAGATGCAGATACGATGTATACAGATTGATAGAATGGATTACTCAAACTACCAGTGTTAATTGCTTTGGCATAGGTGTTCAATACTAAACCGCTGCTTCTTAGAGAAGTTGGTACGGTTGAACCTGATATCAAGTTGAATGAACGTACTGCATTCAAGTCAACATTGTACATATATCCTTGACCAGCCACAGGAGTAGTATTGTCATCGTGATTCAAGATAACCTTGAATAATTTCTTAGCTACTACAGAAGCACTCAATTCAGCAGCAAATTGTACATCATTCCAAGAAGCTGTTTGAATTGTGTTACCATTATTGGTGGCACCAGCGGTTAATGTAAGAGCAATAGCAGAGCTACTTACTGGACGGATTGAATATGCATAAGCACATTGTCCGTATAGACCACGTACAGCGTCATCGGTAGAACCCAACTTCTTGCCTGTGCCACCGAACAAACTATCGTTCAATTGCTTACCAGCACGGGTAGTTACAGAACTACCGTTGTTCAAGTTACGCAAATCTTGGCCTGGAGCGGTTGTACCATACTTGAAGTCTAGATAGAAAATTAGACCTGATGGTAGGTTCATTGGTTGAACGCTTACGAATTCCTTCGCAGCGATTTCAGCAAACACACGACGAACCAATGGAAGAGCTACGCCAGCCCATTGTTCGGAACTGGTGGAGGTACCAGTTGTGGTTGCTTCGTCAAGCAATTGCTTTGCTTGGTTTTCCAATAGGATTGACATATGTGCCTTTTCGACACCAGCGCAACCTTCAAGAAGGCCTGTCTTTTCCCATTTTGATTGTAATCCACGTGTTTCAGCCATCAATTTGGCTTGTGGATTCATATTGTTTGTCAATAGACTTTTTACATCCATACTCATATTTTTATCTTTCTATATTTAATTACTGTTAGGTTTTTACTCGCAAACTAATTTTACTTCTTGATTCCCGCGAGTTTTTGGAATCTTGAAGCCATCTCGTCAGCTTGAGGTTCTACAATGGTAGACACAGGCTTCGTTGATGATACTTGTTTGCTTGCCAAACCTTCGGTGATAGCTTGAGCAGTTGTATTTGTCTTTTTCTTGACAACTGATGCACCGGAATTAAATGATTCGGCTAAAACTGTATATGCCAACTTGACTTCACGAATGTTCTTGGTCAAGTCGAAAGTGTTAATGATCTTAAGTTTTTGATCTTCGGTCAAACTCTTACCCTTGAACAACTTATTGGTATAAAGCAACTTAGCATTCAATAGGTTGGTTTCAGATAGAACGCCCTTCATAAACTTAACTGTACTTAGAGCTTCTGATAGTTGTTTCTTAAGAGATTCGTTTTCTTCATTGATAGCAACCAAAGCTTCTGCCATTTCGTCAGGAGTAACTTCTCCTTCAGATGGAGATGGAACTTGTGCTGGAGCAGCTGGATCAACTGGTGCTGGAGCAGGTGCTGGAGCAGCTGCTGGATCAGCTGAATGAACTGGTGCTGGAGCTGGCATAGCGGGATCTTCGGCTTCTAATTCTGCAAGAAGTTCGTCTAAATTAATAGATTCCTCAACGTCGTCACCTTTTTCAGAAGAAGCTTCTGAAGAAGCTTCTGTTTCTTCATCCATTTCAGTTTCCAATTCGGCTAGAATTTCATCTAGTTCTTCGCTTGTTACTTCAGTACCATCTTCAACTGCGGTTTCTTCTTCAAGTTTTACGTCGAATTCTTGCTTTCCAGCAGGAGTTGTATTTTTATTAGCAGCAGGAGATGGTTTAGTTGGATGTTGCTTAGAAGCAATGTTACTATCATCTTTACCGATATTAGAAGATGCAAGCTTTTCTTCAATCTTACCTTCTTTATCGTCGTCATCGTGTGTTTCCTCTGCCATTTCTTCTTTGAGTTTGTCAGCAAACATTTCTTTCATGCTGTTTGCAAAACTTTCTTCAAGGAAGGTTTTTGCATTTGCCAATGCTGTTTCACGAACAGCCTTTGCATCCGCAATACTTTCTTTTAATAGATCGCTCATAATTATATTTCTGCCTTTCTTATTGTTATTTGTTTATGAAGCTATTGAAGAACTCCAAAGAAGATAAATCACTGTCACATCAAAGAATGATGTATTTGAATAATAAATATAATTAAAAATGTAAACATATCAAAATATTTTATATTTATTGATATATGCCAGCACAAAGCGAAAAGCAAGCAAGACTATTTAGATTGGTAAGAGCCTTACAAAAAGGTGGAATTAAATCAAAAGAAGTATCTCCACAGGTTCGTAAAATGGCACGTACTATAAAACCAAGTAGTGTTAAACATTTTACCAAATTGAAAGAAATATTAAAAAGTCTAAAAGAAGCTGAATACTCACTGAGTGATTTTGATATTATTAAAGGAAAATCTTTTAATCAAGTATTGAAAGAAAACGAAGGAGTTCCATTTGTTAAAAAAGAAATGTTAATATTTCAAAATAAACAAAATGGATTCAGTGGATTTGGAAAAACCAATTTTATTCCAAATGCACCAGAAAACACACAAATGCAAACTGAAATATTCAGTAATGGCAGTACAAAAAAGTATGTGTTTAAAAAATTAATAGATCAAAAAAACGAAAATTTAATTGTTTATGCCTGTTTTGTACAAAGAACTTATCCTGATCGTCCTGAAAAAGAAATATTTAGTATGTTAAGTACTAGTATAGACAGAAACAAAGATTACGAACAAACAAAAGCCTTAGCAGACTTTATAGATAGAATTAACTCTTATGGCCTATAATTTTAATCCCAATTTTTCTAAACATATGAATTCTACCAAAGATAATTATAAGTTCATAAAACGAACTGGCGATGAAAATGCTTATTCAAATCCAGATGTACG